TCAGCCGATGCGTTGATGTTGCCGGTTCGGATGATGATGTTCGTCAGGCCACCGATGTTCGCCTCGATCGAGCGCAGCGACGCGGCCATCTGCGACGAATATTGCATCGTGACGGTGTCCACGTCCTTGAGGCTCTGAACGGCGCGCTCCAGGCTGTCACTCTGAGCGGTGTTGTCGCCAAAGACGGTGCCGGTACCGGTGTTGCTGGTCGGCGCGCTGCCGGCGCTTCCGCCACCGCCGAACCCGAGCGAGGCCATCACACCGAGCATGGCGGCGACCGCGGGGAAGGCGAACGGCCCCAGCGAGGCGAACATGCGCGCAGCGCCGCCGGCGACATCGACAGCGGTGCGCGCGAGCTGGATGATGGTCAGCGCCTTCTCGGCGGCGGCCATCGCCTGATAGCCCTTTGAATGCTCAGAAAACATGTTTTTCGCTGCGTCGGTGATTCCGATCAGCGAAGACATTTGGAGGTCGCCGGTTTTCTTAATGCCGGCCGCCTCGCTAATCTGTTTGTCTCGAACCTGCTTGTCGATGTCCTCCTGCCGAGCGCCATATTCGCCCAGGATCTTAATGACGTCGCCGAGGGAGTCTCCGACCTTTCCGAAAGCCTTGCTCATCGAATCCGCTGCCGAATCCGCCAGCTCCGCAGACATTCGGAGCCCTTCGTTCAACTGGTCCTGAGCCTGCGCGTTCGCGATCGTTTGGTCGGTAATTTTTCCAACGGTAGCGAGATAATCCAGTTTCTGGTCGATGCCCCAGGGCTTGCTCTCCACCTCCTGCCAAGCCTTGAGGATTGCCATAGAGCGAGTGCGCTGCGCGTCAGACGCTGTCAGCATCCGAGCCTCAAGCTGAAGTTGCTCAAGCTCGTTATCGTTCGATGCCTGCGCGCGTAGAAAGTCCGCCTGCGCAGCGGCGTCATTATTGCGTTCCTGAGCGGCCGTGAGGTTTGCAAGCGCCGACGCCGCCTCCTCCATCCCTTTCACGTCCTTTGCGCGCGCAGCGGCCTCCAGCGCCTGCTTGAGCGGCAACAACGCGATCTGGTCTCGCATTGCCTGCGACGCCTGCTCGGCCGGTATGAGACCGGCTTGAACCTGCGCGTTTACCTGCTCTTGTACGGCCGTTTGCTCGTTCATCGCAGCAGTGGCCCGAGCAGCGTCGGAGATGCGCTGCGCGACCAACAGGCGCACCTGGCGGGCCACCGAAGCCTCGATATCTCCCTGTTGTTTGATAGCTTGGCTTTCCGCCTTCACGCGCGCTTCAGCGATCAGCGCCGCCGAACTGGACACGCCGTAAGCGTCAGCCACGCCGTACAAATTCGTAATCTGGGCCTCGATCGCTTCTGCGTCGCGAGCGAGGGTTTGCTGGTGGCGGAGCAGCGCCGCCGCGTGCCGGTCGGTATGCGGCGTGGCAGCATTCACAGCCGCGTCTGCCTCGGTCATGGCCGCCTTGTAAGCGTCGAGGGTCATCGTCCCGTCCTCGACGGCTTTCCGGGCTTTAATCTGAGTCACCTCGGCCTGCGCCTGCGCGCGCTGCCGCGCGGTCGTAGCGGCGGCTAGGTGGGCTTCAGCGTCGGCAAGCGCCAAGTCGGGCTTCTCAGGCCCGAATTGCCCCGTCGCGATGCGCTGGTCTCCCGGTTTGGCGGTGCCTGTCAACACACGCACCTGTGCCTGATACTGCTGCGCTTTTCGGTCCGCGGACACATAGGCAGCCGCCTGCGCGGTGATTTCATCGGTCGTGGCTTTGAGACCCGGTCTCGCTGCGGCGATCTTTTGCAGCGTCTGGGCTAATTGATCCGCCGATCCGTTCGTGCCGAACGCTTTGAGCGCAGCTGAGATCGCAGGGTCCGGCCCGACGAGCGAGCCGCCAATGCCCATGGTCGTCTGACCCTGAAATTGGGCTTGGCTGTGAGCGAGAATCGCCGCCTTCGCCTGGTCGGCCGCCGATTGAGCGCGCTTCGCGTCAGACTGAGACATGGCAGCGGCGTTCAGTAGGAGCGCCTTGCTCTGCTCGTTAATCCGGCCGGTCGTCTGATCGATGATGTGCGCCAGCTGCTCCTGATGCTCCTTCATCGTGTCGGCCGCGCTGGCGCTCTCAAGCAACTTCGGCGCAAAGGCGCCTAAAGCCGCCACACCGGCCATCACGGCGATGCCCCATGGCCCAGACATAAACTCTGCCACCGCGCCAAGAGCGCCGCCCATGCTCCCCCGGCCACCCATGCCGAGCGCGGCAATTACCTCGGTGCCCTGCTGGATTGCGATGCGCCAAACAGGCATCCCGGAGGCGATACTTTCTGTCGTACGGAACATCGCGGACTGAAGCATCATCGTGCGAACCGATGCACCTTGGTGCGCAGCTCCCATGGCGCTCGCGCCCGCCCCTGACGAAGCCATCGCGTCATTGGCAGCACGAAGGCGCGTTGCCAGCGTCGCCAAGCCCGACTCCTCCAATTGGAGGGCCTTGGCAGCGACATCGATTTCACGGATTTGCGCCGCAGTCATTCCAGCGGTCGCCGCCTGTCGCTCGAAGCTAGAAATCATCCGCTCGGACGACTTCACCAACTGCTCGATCGAGTTGACCGCGCTCCCCATCGTGTCGCCCGTCGCTCGGCGGAACGCGTTGAACTCCGACGTGATTTGCGACACGTTGGTTTCGAACATTATTTCGAGGGTGCCTGCGCGCATCTTGGGGCCTCCTCAAAAGAAAGGGCGGCCAATTGGCCGCCCCCAGCATGCACATAACTGGCAATATTACTGATCACTCAGCTACTGGGAAGAAGCCTGTATGTTAGGCCTATCCCTGAAATAGCGTCGATCTCGATACGAACATTCTTGAAGCGAACTTCCTGCGGGAAATTCGCGGAAAGGGGAATGCTGAGGTCTTCGGTGAATGCCGGTCGCGCTATTCCGCCAGAGAACTCTCTATAACTCAACGACAAGGTAGAAGGCGTTGCGCCTTGATAAACCACGACCTTGGTAAAAGCGTCGCGATAAGCGGTCTCGTTGAGATGCTTGCTGTACGGGATAGTGGTTTTGAGTGAGATCAACTTACCATTTGGATTGAATGACCATCTATCGAACTGTCCATCTTTGTTATCATCGACAAAGCACGGTTTAATTGTCGTAAACATTGAGGGCGAGTTGAAGGACTGACAAATCCTAAGCCCGTCTTTGCTGGGAGTTTCCAGCAATTCGGTCCCGGCCGGAACGTCGATCATACCGGTCATCAGATTGCCAGCGTGGATCGAGCCGGGAGTGGTGTAGACAACGTGGGCTTCGGTCGTTTGGTTCGTCTCGGTCCAAATCGGCTCACCCGCCGAGACCGTCCTCGAACCGTCGGCGGCAGCCGACGGTGTAGATACCAACAGGTAAAGCACCCCCCACAACGCGCGCATGAGAATCCCCTTTTATTGAGCGGGAAGGGTGCACCCAATATTTGATAGCCTCAACCCCGTCGGCGACCGCTGAGTACGCCGCGGATCTTCTGCTCGATCGCGTCCCGCCGTTCCTGTGTCGGTCGCTCCGACCAGGGCTCCGGGCAGTCGACCTTCTCTGCCTTGTGGGATTCGGCGAGAAAGGCCGACGACAGGTGGCGAATGAGACGGGCTTCCCATGGGTGCAGCGTGATGCCGCTGCACCGTTGCCAGGCATCGATCGTCAGCCAGCTGATCGGCACGCGATCCATGCCGGCGACCTCGGTCGGGCCAAGTTCCATCAGATGGCCGACAAGATGAGGTGCCGGGTTGGGCGGCATTTCCGGCTCCATGCCGTCCAGCCTCAACTGCTCGAGCCGGGACACCGGCTCCTCTTCCAGTTGGTCCGCCAGCTTGCCCTTGCCCTTCTCCGGCTTGGGCACCGTGTAGAGATAAGCGAGCTGGCGGATGTAGAGGCTCAGCTCTTCGCCGAGCCCTTCGTGAAATTTGCCCAGTCACCCATGTGACTGTTCACCTGGTCAGCAATGAAGCCGATCGTCGGATCGGCGTAGGCCTGTCGGAACAGCTCAGCGCCGGTCGCCTTGCCGGCGGGCGGATAGCTGAAGCCGTTGAAGCTGACGGTGCACGCGGCAAGGAAATCCGCCTGCTCTTCCAGCTTGTCGTCGGCGGAGCGATCGGTCCGGCCCTTCTTCTTGAGCCGGTCCATGATGCGGTTCTGCGAGCGCGTCTGCGCCTGCTGATAGGCGCGGGAGCCGGGGCCATAGACGGTGATCGTGATGGCCTTGCCGTTGCCATCAAAGAGAAGCTCGTCGTCCGGGCCGCGCAGATGGATATCGGACGTGTCCGCCGCGGCGATGGAGGTGATGTCGAACATGTGAAGTGACCTTTCGCAGGAAGGTGCACCGACCCGCCGCCAACCCTGCGAGAGGGCGGCGGGCCGATGCTCGGTTACCGGCGGGCGCCGGAATGGGGGTTAGTCGTGGGGAACGAAAACGATGTCCTCGCCGGACTCGTCGTCGGCGTTGATCTCGAGGTTCGCCGTGCCGGACGTGATGTCGTCGACACCGCCAACGCTCGTCTTGAACGACATGACCTGAGCCTGAAAATACTCGATGTCGCCGTTCTGGTAGGTCAGCCGGAACGCATAGTTGTTGTCCGATTTCGACGCCGTCTTGAGCAGGCCCTGGGCCTCGTCGTCGCCATCGATGCCGAACTGAAGGGCGATCGTGCCCGGATCGTAGCTGCCCTTGCGCTTCTGGGTCGCGCGGGTGCGGAGCGGCTGGAAGGTGACCTTCGAATATTCGCGGCCGTGCTCACCGATGTTGGTGACCTCGCCGATTTCCTTGAAAACGACGCCGGCGGCGCTGAAGCCGGCTTCGTCGAAAGTGGCGGGAAGCGTCGCCGAAATGGCGATCGTCGAGCCCGCCGAAGTCCGGACGGTCATTGCAACTTCTCCTGCTGTGTGATGCCCGCGAGTTGCGGGCCGCTGTTCCCCGGCGGGGAAGTCGGTCAGGCCGGCTCGTTGAACGAGACGCTGAAATCTTGGCTCTGAAACCAGATGCTGTTGTCGTCGCTGCGCATGTCGGGTCCGCGCACGTCGGTGGTGATCGACACTTCGGTGACGCCGCCGAAGTCGCCGCGCTTGTCGGCGCAGGCGGTACGGATGAGACGAATGACCGCCTTCTGCTCGGCATAATTGTTCGCCAGCACCGTCGCCGATACGCGCTCAGAGACGCGGCGGACCCCGTCCGCCTTGAGAACGGCCCAGTCGATGCCGCTGACGGACGTGACGACAATCGCCGGCAGCGCGATCCCCTGCGGCAGGTCACCCCCCATGATGCGCGCCGCCGGTACGACGGCGAGGAGCGGCTCATCGACGGTCAGGATGGCACCGAGGACCTCGACACCGCTCATATGTCGGTGCCCGTGTCGTCGTCATCGACGGTCAGCTGCGGCGCGTTGAGCCCCTCGGTCGTCAGCCGGCTGTTCACATAGCCTGCGAACGCCACGACGGCAGCTTCGGCCTTCGCGTCCAGCGCCGGCCGCATGAATGGGACCGGACGCCCGCCCGGGTGGTGGACGACCGGACCGACGAATTTCCCGGCGATTTCGAGACTGCCGCGCCGCACTGCGTTGTTGATCGAGCGGATGCCCCACTTCTGCACGCCGTGGCGCGTCTTGTAGGTCGGCTTGTCGCTCTCGCGGACGCTGATCAGGTGGGGCAAGGTGCCCCACTCCATCCAGATGCCCTTGAACGAGCCTTTCCCCTTCAGCCGCACCTTGCTGTAGACGATTGAGCCTTTTGAGCCGGTGACGACGCCGATCGCGGCAGCGACATCTTCGTCGGTCGCGCGAGCCTGGGCGTCTTCGGCGACCACCATCGCCGCGGCGCGCAGCCCGCCTCGGAGCACATTGCGCGCCAGCTTCTGCGGGAGCGTGTCGAGGAACGCCATCAGCTCGGGGCCGCCCTTGAGCGTCATCGAGGTCATGCCGGCTGTCCCGCGGTCGAATAGTCCTGCGCCATCAGCTCAAGGGCCGCCCGGCGGCCCAACTCGGCAGGTCCGGCAACGATCTGCATGACGCGCGCACCATAGATGATCCGCATGTCGGCGGTGATGTCGGGACGAAAGCGAATGCGGATTCGCGCGGGGCGGCTGGCGATCGTCACTCCCTCTGCGGCGCGTTCGGCGCGGCTCGGAAGCACATCCTGCACTTGGGCGGGAACCGTGGCGACTTCCTCCCATTGGCTCTGGCCGGCGCTCATGAAGCCGGCAGCGCCTGCAGCTTTCCGCTCGATGCGGATGACGCGATCGAGGTCGCCGGCGGCGAGGCGGAAGTCCGTCACGACCAGACCCGGAAGGGAGAGAGGAGGTTCGCCACGCCGGTCGACATAGGAATTTCGGAAACACCGCTGGCGGCACCTGCGGCCGTCGTCTCGCGGTTCTGATAGAGATCGCCGACCATCAGAAGGATGGCGGCTTTGATCGGCTCCGGCACCTTGGCGACGAGCGGATCAGCGCCGACGCCGGCGGCATAGCCCGCTTTGTAGCGTACGCGGACCGCCTCACGGTGTAGCCCGGCTGCGGGCCACGCTGCGCCGAATGCCGGAACAAGCTCGCGGCCCAGCAGCTCATATGTCGCCGCGTCGACCGTCTGCACGCCGCCAGCGCCGTCGATATAGCTGACCGTCTCGACGGTAATGACCGGACCGAAAGGAAGGAGCAGCGAACAGCGCCTCCATTGGTCGAAACCGCTGGCACGCGCTTCCAAAGTCTGGGGGCCGAGTGACCGGCCGAGCCATCCATCCGGCCCGTCGATATGCGCAGTCGCGGCGGCTATCATCGCCTCAACATCGGTGCGCTCGCCGTCACCGCCACCGAGCCGCAGACGCGCGACTGCCTCTTCATAAGAGACAATCGGCGCCGGCGGATCGATGACGATTACACGCATGGTCAGGCATTCACCGTAAGCGGCGAGGCCATGGGCGAGCCCGCTGCGTTCGCGAGCGTCTCGACCAGACCGTTCGCCACCGTGCCTGCGTTGGCCGTGCCGTCGAAGGCATAGGTCCGCGCCGCCGAATTGACGGTGAGGCCGGCGACGTTGCTGACGATCGCCGAGCCCGCCGTCGCTCCGAGGATAGCACCGGCGGAAACGGTGCCCTTCTTCAGCGCACCCGACAGGGTCAGCGGCTTGAGGATGGAGGAGGCGAACACGGCGCGCGACTGGGCGCCCGCCGTGCCACCGCTGTAGGCTGAGCGCCCCGCGTTGCCG